AATGGCCCCTTCGCTCGGCTGGGAAACTCCCAACCCTTTGCTTTTCAAGCTGTTATCAGCTTGATCCGGTAGAACCGAATACGCCGAGGTAGTCACTCCAACCGAAGCTATAACGCTCACGAGCCTTGTAGCGAGCATTGCCGGTATCGAAGTCTGCGTCCATTGAAGTTTTCAGCGGAGCGCGAACGAAGTGCTTCAGGCCGTTAGGAACGTCGGTCGTCAGGAACCAAGCATTCGGATCGGTCAGGAAGTGGTTGATCGTGAAGCCACCCGGAATTGCACCGTTGTTCTTCAGAGCGTTGACATCGTTATCGGTGGTGCCGACACGCAGTTCAGTTTCAAGCAAACGAGTAGCTACGAACTGCAATGCAGGAGGTAGGATCAGTTTCTTGGGCTTTGCTGCGATGAGCAGACCGCGTTCGTCAGTCCAGAGGGAAATCTGGATGACTGCATTCTCAAGCGAGGTTTCGTTGAGGTCAGCAGCGGTAGAAGGGATGTTGGAGATGGTTGCACCGTAGGTCAGCGGGTGCGCGTTACTGAACAGTTCTTTACCGTCACCACCTTTGTAGTTCGCGTTAAAGCCGTTGTTCAGAATGGATGCGCCTTTGATTTCCTTGGTGTAGGCCATCGCACGAGCAAGCGCTTTGGTGTAACGAGCAGACAGTGAGTCGTACAGGTTATCCTCAATAGCTTCTTCGGTGAGGGAGAAGCCCAGAGCGATAGTCTCGTGGGTGTATCGGGTAGACCATGCTTCCTGAGCATTGTCGTATGCGATAGCGGAGCCTTCGTTCTTTACAGGAGCTGCGCCGAAACCGGACAGCTTCTGTTCTTCTTCAAAGGAACGCTCAGAACTTTCGGTCTCAAAGAGTTCCTTATATTCTTCGCCATAACGATCATACTCAAGGCCGAACAGGGCGTTCAGACCGGGGAGCAGTTCTTTAAGTAGTTGCGCGCGTGAAATAGCAGCCATTGATTATTACTCCTTAGATGCCAGTGGTCTGACGATAGAAATGGAACCCAGCATTGTAAGTAACAAGAATTTGCTGGCATGAACTATCAGACAGAGCGGTATCCCTTACCAAATCAACAATACGCAGTGGCAGAGTGTTGGTGGTGGCTGCTGAAGCAAAGTTAGCAGAAACCGTACTGTTGCCAGTGGTGGTATTGACCAGAGTAGCAGGCTGGTAGTAACCGATGTTTTCACCAACATTAGCCTGAGTCGCGCCACCAGTGGTGTACAGGACGCCAGAAGCATCGGTGATGGTGATCTTAAAGATCGCATCGGGGTCTTCACAAACAAATGCCATAGCATCCGTAGAAGCCGTACCAGAGGGCCAATACTGAGAATCCAAAGTGTACTTCAGACCCGTAGACTGGGAATACTGGCAGCCGAGGAAGATACCAATCGGCTTTGCAGCGAAGGTAGCTTTAGCGCCAGAAGAAGTATCAACACGAACAATCGTGCCGTCAGTGGTGTAGGCAACCAAATCGCCATAACCGATGTTCTGAGCGTACCCAGAAGCAATCGGAATCTGCCGGATACCGGCGTTGTATACACGACCACCAATAAGGTTTACAGGAAGGAAACCTTGGGGGGCCATATTTGCAGGATATGCCATATAGAACTCCTAAATTTTAATACGGCCCCAGATTTATCAGGAACCGCGACCAAAAGAGACTTTAGATGATTTCTCAGAGAAGAGAGGCATCCGTGGATCATTTTCGCGGAGGAAGTTGTTATCAACAGACTCCATCGCCGCTTGAGCTAAATTGCCGTAGTAACCTTTGCGTCCTTCAGAATTTTCCGTAGTGGTTTTGCAGAGGACGAGTCCACCAATTTCAATAAGCCCTGTACCTTGCAAGCCAAAGGCTAGGAAGTCGGAGGCCATTTCTGGATGATCTTCCATCTGGCAAGGAACCCAGCCCTCGCGCCTAGCGCGGGCCATATTAGCCGGATCAGGCTGACCCATAATAGAAACACGCTTCCAGTGGAAGACGTACCCATCTTGCGCTTCCGGCACGGGCAGGTCGTGCGCGGGCTTCCAAGATACGGCGCGGGCTTCTTTCTCGCGGGTTTCTACTGAACGGTTTGTTCTACCAGTGGTGTTAGCCATTTATGGTTGCTCCTTTAAGCTTGTATTGCGCGTATAGCTCTGGGGTTAACCCTAAGCGCTTAGCGATTGCTACCTCTGATGCCGACAATGTGACTTTTTTTGGTGCGGAGGTTCTACCTACCGATGCCACAGGCGACGACTTCTTAGGCCGCTCGAAGTTTTTTGGGAAAATTTCCCGGAGGCGGGAGTCTACTTTTTGATAATACTCATCAGAAGTAGGGTCTACACCGGATTTGACTAATTTCTCGTGCAGTCCGTAAGCGAAGGCAGTCATCTCTTCATCTTTACCAAACCAAGGGTTCCTACTCGCCCAATCCTCGGCTTTATAGTCCCTAGCAGGTGCTTGCGGTACTGGTTGTGGATTACTGTATACAGCATTATCTTCCTGTTGTAAAGAATAATCTTGCTGCGGTTCTGGTATAGGCGGAGTCATGGTAGACAGCCGCTGCTTTTGGAAGGCTAGCTCATAGAGTTCATTCTGCGCTTCTAGTACGCCGTCAGTATCTCCAGTCTCGAAAGCCTTACGATACTTGTCCTGTGCTAGTTGCTGCTGATAGTTTAGCCTACCCTCAGCTTCCTTCGTATACTCCTGATGCCCCCAAGATAGCGTCTGCTCTAGCTCTTGAACGCGGCTCTGGAATGACTGCGCGATGCGAATAGCTTCTGCGTGCTCTCTAGCCAGCCTTTCTTTTTCGCGCCGCTCATCATGATACTTATGGTTGATCTGATTGATGCGTTTCTGCACCTTCTCAGAATAGTTGTCCATCTCCTCTTCCTGCTCCGCGCCTTCAGCAAGCTTAGTGCGGCCTTGGTCTTCTTCGGGAGTGTCATCTACAATTTCAATCTCTAGTTCTTCACTGTCGCCAACGGCAATTTCAAGTTCGTCGTCTTCGTATGCGTCTGCCATAAATCACCTTTTAGTAAGCGCGGTTGATGCCGCGAGGATCAGATACTGTGCCTTCAATCATATCGTCGTTTACCATGATGAACTCCTTTCCATTCACAGAAAACCTAGAGCCACGATACGCGCCGATCAGCACGAAGTCGCCTTCTTTACACCACGGGCCAGTAGGGAATTTCTCCTCATCCAGATAAGCCATAGGCCCAACTTTCAGAACGAACCCTACAACTGCACCGGCTTCTTCCTTTTTAAGAAACTCATGTGGTTTTATAATCCCACCCTCAGACTTTTCCTCAATTTCAGGCTTGACTACGAGGATTTTATACCCCACAGGGTCTGGCAGTTGGGCGGCCAATTTGTCGCTTGTTGCCTTCGTCTTTTCTACATCAATGTTAGCTACAGACATTACATATCCTCTTCAAGTTTTTGCAGGTCTAGTGCACGTTCCCTAGCCAGAGTTAGACCCGTAATCACTCCAGCCAAATACTTATACGCAGGAAAGTCTGCGACTTCCCCGTATGCGATGATCTCACTTCTCGTATCAACCATCTCTTGTAACTCGTCGCGCAATATATCTAATGCGGTTTTCATTCGTCTTCCTCAGTCATAGCAGCTATAAACTCGGGGGTGCCTATTAAGTGTAACTTGCGCTCGAACTCATAAAGCATGTTCAACTCGTAGTCTATAGCATAGCGAGTGATGAAATTAAGCACTCGTGCTGATAGCGTAGCGTTGGTCTCCACAGCCCTGTAGTACGGAATACCGTTGACCTCGTGCGAGTAGCAGATAAGATTCGATATGTCAGGCCGCATCCACAACGGGAACGCCTCATCCATCAAGTACGCACACTTAAAGCCTTGGCATGGGTCATAGGGGCGTTTGTCATACACCCCGCATCCCGTCGGGCACACGTATGGGCATCCTTGCCCATTCTTCATCTCGTTCCCAAACACCGTGGTGTTCAGCCAGCCCTCGCAGCACTGAGTACAAGTACCGCATTCTCTAACTAAGGGCGATTCGACAATTTCTTCTGTGTCCATAGTTTACTGTTGTGGGTATGGTTGATAGCCGGGGGGTTGTTGAGCCTGCTCCTGTGGTTGCTCTTGAGGCTGCTCTTGGGGTTGAGCCTGCTGCGCTGCGTAGTCTGACTGAATGTGCTCATTCACTATGTCTGTAGCTTTCATCAGTACATCCAGCTTGGTGTCCTCGCCTTGCAGCAGAAGCTTCGCCTCGTTGTTAATCATCGCAATCTCCTTGGCATTTTCGAGCTTCTTGAACTCGATCTCCTTCTTGTCCGTCAGCTCCCTTTCTTTCAGCTCAAGTTCTTTCTGTTGCAACTGCATAACAGGGTCTTGGGCCGCCGCAGCATTCTCTTGCTGTTGCTGCTCTGCTTGGTTAGTCTGCAAGAGTTGTTTCGCGGCCTCAGCTACCAGCTTGGCTAGCTGCGCTTCTACACCCGGATCAAGTTTCTCATCAGGTGGCGGCATAGCGATACCAAGCTGAGTCTCAATTCCTCTTCTGTACTGGAACCCGAGGTGCTCCAT